CCTTAGCACCCACGCCCTCCCTCCCCCGCCGGTAGGGCGGGGGAGGGTTTTCACATGGGTCTACAGGAGAAGCGGGCCGAGGCGCTCCGGTTGGAGCGTCAGGCGTCGAAGAAGATTCAGCAGATCGCGGCGGGTCGCTATGACCCGCTCGGGTCACGGAGCCTACTGCATGAGATCAATAATGGCCGGTACGGTATTGATATTACTGGCACCAAGTACGATCCGAGAAAATCGGAGCGGCTCGTCAAGAGATACACCGGCAAACAGCTGGACGCCCACATCGAGCGTCTTAAAGGCTTCATGACACCGACCGTCGGCTTCTACCGCGACCACGAGGGGCATGTGGTGACGTCGCAGGCGATGCGGTCGCTGTACACGGCGGTGAAATCGGCGAACGCCAAGAAAGAGGCGTACGTGAAGAAGTATGAGGAAGTCAATCCCCCGTGGCTGGGCCCCGACATGACGGTGGGCCAGTATGACAGGACCTTCAGGCAGCGCATCAAATTTGATGGGTCGGCCATGACCGAGAGCTTGCGCCGCGGCGGTTTTCCGAAGCCGACTCAGTTCATGAGGCCGGATGCAATTGCGATGCGGGAGAAGAAACTGCGTGAGATGATGAACCCCGCTGACATCAAGGAAAAGGTCGCGGGCATCAGACAGAATATCGTCAACATGTCTCTGTACACGGGCAGCGATCTGCCGGACAAGTTCATGAGTCTCGACGATGAGACCTTGTATTTCATGTGGACGCACGATTCGAATTTGTCCGATGCCTTGGGGATGGTGTACTTGGGGACCCTCCCGGAGAATGAAGAAGACGGTGATGCCTACATGTTTGCTGAGTTGGGTGAGGATCGGCTGCAATCATTGTGGGAGGATGTGGAGGGTTGGTCTCTTGAGGAAGCGTATCGAGACACGCCTGAACAGCGCAGACTTCGAAAGCGTGGACGACGTAAGCCCCGAAACGGGCGTCGCCGTCGGAAGTAGGGTGTGGGCGTGGGGCGTGCAGAACATCCACGACCTGGAGCAGTACGATACGGGTACGGATATTGAGTCGTTCATCGAGTTCATCCTCCGCTCCCCCAGCATTACCTATTTCCACAATCTGGCGTTCGATGGTGTGTTTATCCTGGACTATCTTCTTAAGGCGGGGTATGAGGTGACCAGGGACCGCAGTATTTCTCACCGGATTGAGACGACGATCGACGGGTTCGGCAAGTTTTATCGGATCATCGTGCACGCCGGGAAGACTCGTGTCGAGTTCCGGGACTCGCTGAAAAAACTCCCGATGAGCGTGAAGGCGATTGCGAAGACTTTCGATCTGCCCATCCAGAAAGGGGAGATCGACTACAAGAGGTCGCGTCCGGTCGGCTACTCCCCTACCCCAGAGGAGTGGGCGTATTTGCGTACGGACGTGGAGATTATGTCGCGTGCGCTTGTGATCGCGTCGAATATGGGGATGGCGGGGCTTACCGTGGCTAGTGACACGCTGAAGAATTTCAAGGCGTCCAAGCAGGGTGAGCGTGGTTTCAGGGAGTTGTTTCCCATTGTCCCGGACGAGTGGGATGATGAGATTCGCCGGGCTTACCGTGGTGGGTACACGTATGTGAATCCGAAGTATGCGAAGCGGTTGGTCGGGCCGGGGCATGTGTATGACGTGAACTCCTTGTATCCGTCAATGATGCGTATGCGCCCACTCCCCTATGGTATGCCTCAGCGGCAGGATCATATTCCTGAGTCGGGTTTGTTTATTGTTTATGCGAATGTAAGTTTCAAACTCAAGCAGGGCATGCTACCCTGCATTCAGTTGAAGAATAACATGCGGTTCGTAGGTACTGAATATCTGCACGAGGCAGAGAATGTTGATCTGGGGATGACATCTGTCGATCTTGCCCTGTACCGAGATCATTATGATTTTGCGATTCATGATGTACACTACGTGTATATGTTCGAATCGACGACGGGGCTGTTTGACGACTACACAGATAAATGGAAGAAAGTAAAGGAAGAATCGACGGGCGGCGTGCGGGCTATCGCCAAACTGTACCTCAACTCCCTGTATGGCAAGTTCGGGACTCGGCGCACCGTGACGGGCAAGCGCCCCATCCTCAAGGACGGTCATGTGGCGCTCACCAAAGCCGAGCACGAAGAACGCGATCCCGTGTATACGGCCATGGCGTGCTTCATCACTGCGTGGGCCCGAGACTTCACGATACGGGCCTGCCAGAAGAACCACGATTCGTTCTGCTACGCCGACACTGATTCCATGCACCTACTGGGTGAGGCAACGGGGATCACGGAGCATCCGAGTGATTTCGGGTCGTGGAAGCGTGAGGCGGATTTTGAGGTTGCGGTGTATAATCGCGCGAAGCAGTATGGTGAGCGGATCGGGGGTATCGACGAGATTCATGTTGCGGGGCTGCCGAAAAATATTGCGAAAAACGTCACAGTGGAGGATCTGCTTTCGGAACAGGTATGGTATGGTAAACTAGTGCCACAAAAGGTCCCAGGAGGCGTTGTCCTCAGGGAAACGCATTTTACATATAAGGTTGATTAACATGAGCAAGAAGAATGTGACCACCACGATCTCCAGCGACCTGCACGCTTTCCTCAATGAGAAGCACTGGGAGGAGCGCAAGAGCCTGTCCGCTCTCCTGGCTTCGATGATTGAGTACGCCGCCGTGCAGGAACTGGGGTATGAGCCGCCGGCCGCGGAGTCGGATGACGCCGCGTGAGGATAGCCCACGGTGTGAAGCCGCCTGACGCGATGTTCTTGAGATTGGCCGTCTTCGTCAGACGCTCTCCGTCAAGCCGGTGATATGATAGGGTGAGTGCATGAGCACTCACCCTATCTTTATGCGAGGAAGTAATGGACTTTCACAACATGATTGATGCGATTCAGAATCCAGGTGAGGAGGGTATCCCTGAAGGTATTTACGACGATCTTCGCGGAGCCTACGATTCTCTTCAAGGCAATTTTGATGCTGCCTCAGAGAAGATCAAGAGCCTGACCGATGAGAACACTGGCTTCAAGGACCAGATCTCGGACCTCAAGTCCAAGTCGTACGATCTCATGACACAGATCGGGCTTAAGAATGATGAGCACGGCAACGATGATTCGTCCGCTGCTGTGAACGGGCCAAGTGACGATGATGGTAGTATTGACGCGTTCTTCGCTAATAAGGAGGGCAAGTAATGCCTAGGAACCTTGGGGGCGTCCGCCCCTTCGACAATGTTGAGATCATGAACCGCATCCGCAACGATGCGTCGTACGACTACCAGCGGCGCATCCCGGACGTAACCAAGGCCAACGTCACTGAAACAGTGCGCGGTCTCATGCAGTACACGCCCGCGTGGAACGAGTTCACCGACGCGCTCATCAACAGGGTCGGCTCGTACATCACTCGGGATATCTCATGGAGGAACCCTCTTGCCGCGTTCAAGCGCAATAGCCTTCAGTTCGGTGACACGATTGAGGAAGTACAGGCGGGCCTCCTGCGCGCCTACGCCTACTCCCCCGACCGGGAGTACGGCGAGAAGGCGATCTTCGGGACGGAGAAGCCTGACGTCGCCTCGCAGTTCCACACCGTGAACAGGCAGGAGTTCTACAAGATCACGGTGAACCGTGACCAGCTGCGCCGCGCTTTCCTGGACGACAGTGGTTTGCAGACGTACCTGAATCAGATTCTTCAGATGCCCGCCACGTCCGACTCCTGGGATGAGTTCCTTCTCACCATGAGCCTCCTGAGGGAGTACCAGGACGGTGGCGGTTTCTGGCATACTCAGGTTCCGGATCTCCAGTCGCTCGGCGCGACGAAGGCGGACGGGGAGACGTTCATCAAGAAAGTTCAGGCGTGCGCCGGCAACCTGAGGTTCCTGGACACAAAGTACAACGCGGGGAAGATGCCCGTGTGGGCCCGCCCCGAGGACCTCATCCTTATAACGACGCCTGAGGTCATCGCCAACATCAACGTGTCCACGTGGGCGGCCGCGTTCAACCTGGACAAGCAGCAGATGGAGGCGCAGATCATCTCTGTGCCCAAGTCGCGCATCAACATTGACGGGGCCCAGGCGATCCTGACGACGAAGGACTTCTTCGTCATCGCCGATAACCTGCTGGAGAACACGAGTCAGCCGAACCCTGTCAGCCTTGGCCAGAACTATTTCCTGCACCACTGGGAGGTCATTAGTGCGTCTCTGTTCGTTCCGGCTGTCCTGTTCTGGACTGGCGCCGACGACGAGAAGGTCAACATTGTGACGCCTAAGAACCTTGAACTCAAGCCTGATGCGTTCCGTCACGCCGATGGTCGTCCCGTCAGTTCTACTGACAAGATGAAGCCGGGCGAGAACGGGTATCTTACCTACACGATTGCCGGCACGGACCTGCCGAGCGATGCGGAGATCCCTGTGGACTTCACCATGTCGGGCAACAAGTCCCCGCGGACGCGCGTGTACAACGACGGTGTGTTTGTGATTGCCTCAGATGAGACGGCCACTTCTGTGACGATCAGTGGTCGGATTGTTGGTGGCGGCGCCTTGAAGGCGAACGCGGACCCGGCGAAGGCTGGTGGCGCGTTCTCGTGGTCGCTGGAGATCGATCCGGCGCCGAAGGTTTGGCCTAAGAAGTAAGCTGGGCCATAGTTTCGGGCCCCTCCCCTACCGGGAGGGGCCCTTGAACTACCCCAATTCCAACTAAAACGTTGGAGTTGGAGTGTGCCGGATTTTCTCCACAGACTAGCGGTATAGTACATATGTTCGATTGCGTACCGCCGCTTACCCGTGCTATGCTGGTCTCGCCTCCGGTCAAGGGATGGATCGGGAGTGGGTTGGGAAACGCGCCGCGGCCCCGGGGAGTTCTTGCCACCGTTCTTCGCCCCGGGGCTGTGGTGTATCATTTTGCTATGAACGCTATTACCCGCCCACCGAAGGATATCGGAGATTTCGGGCTTAATTTTGATTATTCCATTTGGACACCCAATACCGATGTCTATCTCTGCAATGTCCCGTGGGATGCCACCTACCGCGACGTCGTATGGTGGGATAGTTACGACGAATCTTTCGAGGCGATCGTTCACGGTCATAAGAAGCACAGTACGTGGACACAGATTAACGGCCTGACGTACTGCGCCCAGGGTCGCCCGATTCGTATTGATGTGCCGTTCTCCAAGGCGAACACCTACAATTATCTTATTGCCCGGAACAACGAGGATCACGTCAATTCGCGAAATACGTTCTATTATTTCATCACATCCGTAGAATACGTGGCCCCCAACACCACCGAAATCACCGTCCAACTCGACGTGTGGCAGTCCTACATGCACGAATGGGAAATCACGCGCTGCTACGTCGAGCGGTCCCATCTCGGCATCGCCGCCGAAGAGGCATGGACCGACAATGGGCGCCGCTACCTCACGGCCCCCGAGGGCCTCGACACTGGGGCCGAGTACATCGTCGGCGACGTGTGGCGCGAATTCGTTGCCGCCACTCCCGTCCCCGAGGAGGGGCAGGAGTACGACACGGCGAACTACGACGTCGTCGTCACCTCCACCGTGGACCTGGAGGAGGACTACGGGAGCGCCGACGATCCCAAGTTTACGACAGCGAAGGGTAGCATCGCCGAGGGCCTCCCGAATGGTTGCGCCGTGTACGTGATGCCAGTTGACGCTTTCACCACGATGGCCGAGGCGCTGTCCTATGCCCCGTGGGTGGCGCAGGGCATTGTGAGCATTACCGCCATCCCTAATGGCGTCATTGACTGGGACAAACTTGAGGGACGGAAAACGAAACTGCCCGACGTCCCGCATGACGGCAAGAGTGCCGTGAACGCTGACGTCTTCGTCGCCAAAAAAGGGTTCGGTGACGCATTCCAGAACAACAAGACAATCGAACTCGCCGCGCCATTCCGGACCGACACGCACATTCCGGACCGCTACAAGCACCTGTGGAAGTTCTACACCGCCCCATACATGTGGTACGAACTCACGACATTCACGGGGACGCCGCTCATGATCCGCCCCGAGAGCATTGTTGACTGGAAATTCAACGTGACCCAGTGGGCCCACATCGTCCCGCCGAACCCGCGGATCATGTTCACCGTGAACAACTTGAACGCGTCGTCGTTCGGTGTCACGGACTACTGGAACGGGCGCTCCGAGCATTTCGATGTGATGACGGGGTTTGCGAACTTCCCCACGTTCACGCTCACCAACAACTCGTATCTCATGTATACGGCGTCCAACGCACATCAGATCGCCTATCAGCGGCAGTCCGCCGAGTGGGGCCAGCAGAAAGCGCTGCGCGGGGCGAGCACTCAGTTCGCCCAGGCACAGGCGTCCATGCAGCAGGGCACCGACATGACAAACCTTGGGAACGCTTATAGCACTCAGATGGCGCAGTACAACGCCAATCAGCAATTCATGCGGTCGGGCGTGAACGCGATCGGCTCCGGGGTTGCCAGCGCACTGGGCGGAAACATTCTGGGTGGTGCCATCAATGCGCTCACGCAGGGGTACAACATGGGGAACGAGTACGGCACTGCCCTGGAGAACAACCGCATGCGGGCCGAACAGGCCAGTGCCATGACGAACCTCAAGAATTCCTACGGCAAGTATTTTGCGGACAGCAACTTGCAAATGGCCAAGTTTGCTGCCAACGGGGATTATGCCAACGCCATCGCCGGCATCAACGCCAAAATACAGGACTCGGACGTGATCGCACCGACCACGTCGGGGCAGACCGGTGGGGATGCGTTCATGCTGTCGGCCGAAGGGTGGCAGATTGTTCTGCGGCAGAAGATCATCGATGTCGGCACGATGGTCCGCATTGGGGAGTTCTGGCTCAGGTACGGGTATGCGATGAACGTGTTCAACCGGCCCCCGAAGAACTTCCGGTGCATGGAGAATTTCACGTACTGGCAGATGAAGGAGACCTACATCCGATCCGCGACGTGCCCCGAGGGGTTCAAACAGAGCATTCGTGGTATATTTGAGAAAGGCGTGACCGTGTGGCACAAGACTTTCACCATCGGGAGTGCTCTCATCGGAGACAACGAGCCGCTGAAGGGGATTCACCTTGACTTCACCTGACATCAACAATCAAAAAGACTGGGTGGCCAGCAAAATTTACCGCCCCTTCAATGAGGGGCAGGGTGCCGGTTATAAACTGAATCCAGTCCAAACTCGCGAGACCCAACTCATCGCGATGTATGAGCGCATTCTCATCGAGATGTGTTCGAATAGGTTCAAATGGATCGGCATGCCAGATACTGTGGACCTGCGGTTCTTGGAGATGACACTCCTGCGTGATGCACTCACGGTATTCTATTTCGATGAGGAATTCCAGAGGTTCATGACTCTGCGGGCCACCGGGCTCGGTGAAGTCAACATGTATGATAACCCCACCGGCTACACTGTATATGGAAATCAAGTTTTTTCTCGACAGTTATCCGGCAATGAGTGTGTGCCCATTTGGGCGAACCAGACGCGTATCCCTGACTTGGATATTATCAGCATGTATTCTCAGCGTCTCGCCGCACTGGACAGGACGCTTGAGATCAATATGCTATCGGCGCGGCACCCGTTCGTGTTCGCCGTCAACAACAACGAGTACAACTCCATGGTGCAGGCTTTTAATAAAGTCGTGGAAGGACAGCCGGTAATCTTCGGCACCGAAGCTCTGAGCGCCGAGTCCATGGCAGAAAAAATCTCCCTGTTCGATATCGGCTACAAGCCTAATCAGATTAAAGACGTTATGGACGCCAAGGTGCGCACCTGGAATGAGACGCTCACACTGCTCGGCATCATGAACGTGAACAGCGAGAAGCGTGAGCGCATGGTTGTCGAGGAAGCGTCCGGCGCCTCGGGTCAGGTGCTCGCCATGCGCGCCGTTGCGCTGAACGAGCGGCAGAGGGCGTGTGAGCGGATCGACAAGATGTACGGGCTAGAGGTCATGTGTGAGTGGAATCTGGATGAGATGACGACTGCGGAGAACACGGCTCTTGGCGCTGTCGCCGGTGGACTCGCCGACCAGAATCCTGGCCTGGGGAGCACTGACTTGGAGGAGATGCATAAGAATGGCTGACTACACAATAGAATTGCGTGAGGTGATTGCGCGGCAGGGTGTGGAGAATATCGGGCTGGAGTCGTATCCGATTTTCGATGAGCAGTACAGGGATTTTCTGAACCAGAAGATCATCGATCACTACTACTATAATGAGATCGGCCTGGAGAGTGTGGACATGTTCGTGCGGCAACTCCGCACGAAGATGAACGAAATCATGCCCTATTATAATAAGTGGTATGAGGCTGAACTAGTCAACATCGACCCCCTCCTCACCCAGGACATGCACTCCAAGGGCGACCAGGAGTCCAGCGGGCGCAGTTCCGGAAAACAGTCCCAGGGCGCCAAGCAGACGACGAGTACCGTGTCAGCGACGAAAGCCAGTGCGCGAACCGTGCAATCGGAGACCCCGCAGGTCAGGCTCTCGGGTGACGGTGATTACGCTACAGCGGCCAATGACAATGTGAGCAACTCCGACGGGACGAATGATGTCCGGGGTGAGACGAGTGGTGACTCGTCGCAGTCGGGGGAGTCGTCGCAGCGTGGGTCTCAGGAGTCGCGTTCGTGGGGTTATACTGGTCACGCACCGCAGTTGATCGCGGCGTGGCGGGAGACTTTCACGAACATTGACATGATGGTGATCACGGAGTTGCAGGAATTGTTCATGAGCGTGAGGAGCAGTAATGACTCTCTCACAGGAAGGAGGAGCACGTATGGGCTCTGGTACTGAACCCTACAACCCGAACGACATTATCAAAGATGGTGATTATCTTCTAGTTCCACCGGATTATCGGCTGACTAATACGGTTCCCTTCACGTATCGTGATGGGTACACGTACCTCCAGATTCTAGAGGAACTGCGTAAGTGGGTTAATAACGGCCTGCGCGATAATCTCTCCAACAATCTGGAGAACCTCGCCGCCGACTACAACATGAGGGTCACTCGGCTTCTCGGGGACGTTCGTAAGGAACTCGAGCAGTACCACGCGCTGCCCGAGCAACTGCGGGAGCAGATCGCAGAGTCGGTACGAAAGTACGACGAAGAATTCAAACGTTTCCAGGAGACGCTGACTCAATGGACAAAGCGTCAGTTCAAGGACGATAAGTTCAAGGTCTTCAACTGGCTGACCGGTGAGACCTGCGAACTCAGCGAACTTATCTCCGATCTGCACAACCGCTACACGGTTCACGGTCTTCTCGCCGATGACCTGTCCCGCATGGGCTGCACTGCCGGTGACATCGATAGTTGGCCGGTGAGTATCAGTGAACTGGAGACCGAGGGCAAGAATTTTCTCACCCATTTCGGCACCTGGATGTTCTCGCCCGTCACGGGTAAGTATTGTAGTCCGCAGGACGCTATTCTCAGTATCATGGAGTACGTGTCCACTGGCACAGGCATCATTTCCCATACTGCCCAGCAGGTCGAATCACTTTCAATGCAGGACCTTCAGAATAGGAGAGTAAACTAATGCCCGCCACCAACAAAACCAACAACTTCCAGTTGCCGCTCTATGTGGCATCCGACCACTTCAGCGTTCTCGGCGACCTGAACGGGGCCATGAACAAGATCGACGAAAACCTGGGGTCGGCTCTTACGCAGGCGCGCACCGCCTCCCGGGACGCCACATCGGCTCTCACCGCCGCCAACGACGCCGCCGAGAACACGCATGTCGCGAAAGAATCGGCCCAGTCGGCGCTCGCCGTCGCCTCCAACGCCAAGGGTGAGAGCAGCCGGGCCCTGGAGAAAGCGACCAGCGCAGCCAATGTGGCGGATACCACGGCGGCAGCGGCCCGTGAGGCCTCCACCAACGCGGCGAATGCACTCGCGCAGGCCACTGACGCGACCGGTAAGGCCAACGCCGCCGCCCAGCAGGCGAACGGGGCCAGCGCTTCGGCGTCGTCGGCGTTGGAGACCGTGCAGTCGCTGTCCTCCCAGATCAACGAGGCCAAGGCCGCGGGCGATAGTGCGAAGACAGTGCGCACCCGGTACAAGAAGTTGAAGTCCGGCACCGGCGAGAGGACTGTCCGCGGCTCGCAGGAGCAGAACACGGTCGTGTTCAGCGGGTCCATTCATCTTGACCCGAACGATGTGATTCAGTGCCACGCCCAGATCCACCACAATTCGCGCGCCGTGCATGACCTGCACTGGGGCATTAAGTGCCAGGGGCCGAGCGGTGTCGCCGAGTACCGGTTCAACGCTGCTGTGCCGGGCGCCTTCAACGGCGCATATATTTATAGCACAGTGGACGGCTTCTTCCACGCCGACGAGGGCGGCGGTGACTACGTATTTTCGTTGTGCTTCCTTGGCCCGAATGATAAGGATACCCGAGTTTTCCTGGATAATACATTCCTCGAACTGCACTGAGTCAGTATATTATGGCGCCCCGCAGATGAGCCTGCGGGGCGCTATACTGTGCTTATGGCATTCGACGACACACATAAGGCGTGTATCATCGCCGTGCTCGCCACCGTTGAGGCGGGCAACGACTATGGCATCATCAGTGCGCCAGACACACTGTCCCTGGGTATCGGTCAGTGGACGCAAGGTCGCGCCTACGACTTGTTGAAGCGGTTTCCGGGTGGCACGTCGTTCGGTGGGACGGTGGATGGGTGGCTCGCCGAGGGCCGGGATTCGTGGACGATCGGGTCGCGGCAGTACGCGTACCTGAATGGGTCGGATCGTGCTGCCTTGTCGGGGGCTCTGGATTCCGAGACGGGCCATAAAATTCAGAACTCTCAGATGCTGGATGACCTTAACAACGATTATATCCCACGGTGCCAGGAGTTGGGTCTGGATACTGAGAACGAGACGGAAGCGGCGATGCTTCTGATCGTCGTCATGCACCGGTGGGGCAACTATGCGAAAATCTTAAAACGCTTGGTGAACGCCTGCCCGCATCCCGCCTCGCTGGACGACATGGCGGCCGCCATCAAATACGAAGGTGAGTGGTACGCTGTCGGGCAGCGGTACGAGGTCGCCTATGACATGATTTCCCGCCTGGAAACCAATGGTATTACGTTGAATCCTGGCGATTCGCAGGATCATTCGGGGAATGCTGCGGCGGACAAGGCGGCTGATGCGAAGAAAATAAAAAGTGTTGAGGACATGGGAGATGGTACCCTACGAGTCAAGTGCAATGACGGATCTTTCGCTCGATGCTATAGTGTTGGCACTGGTTATTGGAAGGCTTCTGCTAAAGGGCAGGACAAGGCCAGTGAATCGGCGCAGAATAACGGGGCTGCACCGGGTGGCCCAGTGGGTGAGGGCATTAAGGCGATGACCAAACTCGCATGGGACTCGATCGGAAAGTTTGAGTATCATCAATGGTATAACGCACGGCTGCATCCGGACCAGACCGGGGTCACTGATTGCAGCGGTTTCTGCTGGTGGCTGTATATGACATGCTGCAACATCGATATCGGCCCCGGTGGAACCTCTGAGATCTACGGGAGCAGTACCGGGTGGGTCGTCGCATCCGGCGGCGGGGCGTTCGACGCCGCCGATCAAGTACGGGAAGGGGATTTGGTTGTGTGCCGCTGGTATTCTGGGGGCGGTCATATCGAGTACTGCACCGGGGGCGCGGGCGGTTGGGAGAGTATTGGTGCTCGCGGCCCGGATGGCCATCCCGAGCCGAACAGTGGGTCGTTGTCCATGTTCGCGGGGTGCAGTTGGGAGTTGAGGCGATATGTCTAGGAAAAAGAAATTTTCATACTACTCCTTCGACAGGATCTTGTCATATAACGCTGTTATCAACATGATCATGGGGGCTCGTGGCCTGGGCAAAACATATGGCGCCAAGCGCATGGTCATCCGAAACGCGCTGGAAAAAGGCGAACAGTTCGTTTACCTGCGCCGCTACAAGCCAGAACTCAAAGGGTGCAAAACATTCTTCGCGGACATCGCCCACGAATTCCCAGAGTACGAGTTCAGAGTCCACGGCACGGAGGCGCAGTACCGGGGGCCGCTCCCCGAGAAAGACGATCCGTGGCTCACGATGGGGTACTTCCAGGCGTTGAGCGTGTCCGCGAGCGCGAAGTCCATCGCGTTCCCGGACGTGACGACGATTATTTTCGATGAATTCATTATCGAAACTGGAACGCATCACTATCTCAGTAACGAAGTGCGTACATTTCTGGATTTCTACAGTACAGTTGACCGTTATGACGACCGGGTGCGCGTTCTCATGCTGAGCAATGCAATTTCCATCATGAATCCTTACTTCATTGAGTGGAAAATCTCCCCATCTGATAAAATAAGGCGATTCGGCGACGGGTTCGTCGCCATTGAGTTCGTGGATTCCGAACGTTTCGGGCGCGAAGTGCGGAAAACTCGATTCGGCAAATTCATTTCCAAGTATAACGCTGAATACGCCGACTATTCCATCGAGAACGAATTCAAAGACGACACGCCGTGGCTCGTCATGGGAAAAACCGGTACCGCACGGTACATGTGCACGTACCGCACGAAATATGGGTCTTTCTCCGTGTGGAAAGACGGGATGAGGGTGTTCTGTCAGAAAAAACTACCCAAGGGCAACCAACTTAAGTTCTCCATGTGCCACGATCTGCGCCCCGGTGAGGTTTTCGTCACTCACCGGGACCGCGCGCCGCAGACCTTAAAGCGAATATACAGGCAAGGAAGGTGTTTTTTCGACGGCCCAGAGACACGAGAAATGTTCGCAGAATTGTTTATGAAATGAATCATGGTATTTTTATAGATATCAACATGCTTATCGGAATGCTCCCCACTCTGGGAGTGCTCGCGACCTTTGCGGCATGGACTCGCAGACAGTTGTCTAGAATGGATGACCTGCTGGATGATTGGAGGGGGACTGATGCCAGGCCTGGCGTGCCGCGTCGGCCCGGGGTCATGGAGCGTCTCGAAAAAATCGAGACGGACGTAAAAGAAATCAAGGAAATGAAATGAGCATTAAAAGTCGCAAATACATTTACAGGATTATGATGGCGCTCGGCGTTTTCCTGACAGGTGTCGGTATCGTCAAGCAGGATATCGTCGCCGCCGCTATGCCGCTCATCACCGCCGTGCTCGCCCTGGCCGACGCGAACGTACCCGACGAGGAGATGGGCGATGGCAACGCCCGGCGACTTCGCCTGCGCCTGCGCCGAGTCTGTCACTATTGGTCAC